TAGTTTGCTTAAATTTGTTTCTTTTACTTTATACCTCATAAAACCCAGCCTTTAAAAGTTGTATCTGTGTCTGGGTGTATGTCGTTATCACTATTTGAGTTATACTCAGGGAACAAGTCAGTATTGAATTGTAAATAATCAACAAGCCTTGTAGAATAATAGTTGGCATACTCTCTTGCTTTGTCCACTAAATAGTCTACTTCATTTTTATTTACTGTCTCTGCTGTTTCGCTTGTTCCTTTAAAGACTCCACCGTTCTTAATACTGTAAGCGGCAAAAGGTATGTAATTCATCTGTGCAAACCAAATAAGCGTAGGCTGGACGTAAGTGTTTACTAAGGTCAAATAATTGCCAGTCAATCCTGTACCCCCACTTGCACCACTTGTAATATCTGCGCTTATCTTATTGTAAAGGTCTGTGCCTAACAAATTTTGGATGTCTATTTGTTGTGCTATCTTAATAAATTGGATATATTTGTCTACATCAACATTACCATCAATGATAGAGTTTTTAACTAAGTCCGTTCTGTTTATAAATAGTGCTGTTGCCATTAGTTCTTAAATCCTATTTTATTCCAATATGCTGCTGTATAACCTTTATACTTCATATCCTTTGGTGCTACTGGTACTTTCTGTGCGTTTGCCTCTGGCTTAAAACCCCTTGACCTTGCTTCTGTTGTAGTGATTGCATCGCCTAAGCCTTTAGCACCATCCTTGCGTACATAGGTCTTTCTAAGCCATTTGTGTTGGCATCTTGCACCGCCCTTGTAAAGCCATATTGAGTAAGTATCACTACCACCTTTACCAAAACCAGCATTTACTACTTTTGTAGTCATAGCTTGTATGTCCTCTTTTCTATATACCTTTTTAGCATCTACCATTTTTATACAGAAAGGTCTAGAATTTGCGCTGTATCTTTGTGGGGAATACATATAGCGTACTAAAAAAGTGTTACCCTCTTCTTTGGTTTGCTTACTTGTTCCATCTTGTTTGCTTTCTCTAAAAGGCTTTGCGCTTCCAGTACTTACAAACTCCCAGATTTTAGCAAGTGTGCTTTTATCCTTTGGTTTGTTTAAGTCCGTAATAACCTCGTCTAAGCCATCTTCTTCTTCATAGTTTACTTCTCGTTCATCAATTACGTCAAAGTCGCTTAAAAGGTCTGCTTCGTCTTGTCCTAAGTCTATTAAGGCATCTGCTAAGTCGCTTCCTAATTCCTTTGGTAAGTCTTTAGCTAATTTTACACCAGTCTCTTCTTCCTTTGTTTCTTCATCCTCTACGTTTTCAAGGTCTGTAAACTCAAGTGGTTGTAAGGTCTTAAAGTATAGTTTTAAAGCAATATTATTGTAAGCAAGTATGCTATCAAAGGCATCTATTAAAAGGTGCTGAAATGGTCTAATAACGGTGTTATCCATTAAGACAGAAGCAGTTTGTAACTCGTCAGCATTGTTACCTAAACCAGTACTGTCTTTAATTCCTAAAAGCATAGGAGAAACAACTCGGTGTGCTACCATAATTTTTTTGCCACTCTCATCGCTTAAGAATTGGTATTGGTTGTGCGCATCACTAAGTTGTATTGGCTCTATTGTAGCTTGGCTCTCTGCGTTATCATTAAAGGCAAGTATAAACTTACCAGCATTGCTTGAGCCACTAAATTTAGAGTAGATACGGTTTTCTAAGTTTTGGCGTTCCTCTGCGTTTGGTGTACCGTTGTTGAAATTAATAAGCATACTGGGTGCAAGTCCGTTAAGTATATTATTTAAGTGATAGTTGCTTATTTCTTCTTCTAACTCTGCATACTGCAAACCACCTTGATAGTCTGGGCTTGAGTAATACTTGTAACCAGCCCTGTAAGGCTTGATGTAAACTATTTCTATATTTTCTGTGGAATATCCAAAAGCTGGTATGCGTTTTAACTCTGTTCTTTGCTTTACCTTAGACCAGTCATCACTATAATAGTAAGCTGTAATCTCGCCTTTTTCGTTGCATTTTTCTGCTCTTAAATTCTCTACTGGGATGTGTTCTACTTGTGCTATTGTTTTTCTGTCCTTTGAGTAAATAACTTGTATAGAACATTGACCCATAAGTTTTAAATCGTAACACAACTTGCGTACACAATCCTTTTTAAATAAAGTAATCATTTTAGCGTAAGCCTCTGGCTTTTTATTGCTATCTAAAGCATCTAAGCCTTTTCCGTAAATCATTTGACTAACACCATTAATAATAGCGTTATTTGTTGGGCTTCCGTTGTATCGGTCTATTAAGTATTTAAAGTAGTTGTTATCACTACCATAAGCAACCCAGTCTTTATTGGACTTCTCTACAATATCTGGGCTTGTGTAACTGCTTAAATTTACTATCCTTAAATCGTTCATAAAATAATGTAATCGTTATCAAAGCTATTCTCTGTGGTGTATTCCCCAGTATTAACAGAATAGTATTCATTACTGGCTTGGTTTATAGTTTGGTCTACGCAAAATACTTTGTCTTTGTAAAGAGTAGCACCTCGTGGACTTATTGTAACCTCAAGAGTGTAAAAATCCCCCTCTGTTAGTGCTGCATCTACTCCAAAATTAACCGTAAAAGACATATAGTTTCCAACTGTTGTTGCTGTTATTGTGTTTTTTAATTTTTTGCCAGTACTTTCATTTGTTAAAAATGCATCAACTTCGCCATTTACAAATTGACGTGGTATAATCTTTAAAGTTTTACTGCCATTTGGTTCTATAATATTCATACTAATATATAAATAAAATTAAAATATTTTGTATAAAAAAAAGCCCCCCAAAAAGGAAGGCTCGTTTTAAATATAAATAAACCACTATGATGGTGTAATTTGAAGAGGCACACCGTCTGCTTCCTTAATATCTGGGGCAGTACAGAAAAATGGTGGGTTTACCTCTGTAGCTACTACAGTCAATGTAAAGCCCTGTAAATCCCCAGCTGCTGCACCAGTAACAATTGTCCCAGCAGTAACTTCACAGCCATTTTTAAGACCCATTAAAAGTCTTTTGGTACTACCAGCACCGTCCTCAAATAATTCTACAACGTAGTGCGCTCTGCCTCTGTTTAAGAGTTTTAGCTCTTCTTGAGTTGCAACGTCTAAGTTCTGAAATGTAATGTTTAGGGTACTTTCGTAAAAAGTAGTACCGTTATCTCTTGAACTTGTTACAGCGGTCTCAAGGCTGCTTAAAGCCCCTTGAACGTCAAACTTAAAGAACTCTGAGCTATTGTCCGTTGGTAGTGTAATTGTACCACTTGAGTCCGATAAAGCTGCAATAGCATCGCTATAATCTAAGATGTAAATGTTGTTAATTCCAGCAAAGGCGGTCTTACATCCTACCCCCCTACCTTTCGTGATTGCACAAGCCATATTATTTTTTTTAATAAAAAAGGGTAGGCAGTTTTGCCCACCCTCTTTATGTTAGTTGATTGTTTGTATTAAGTGTAAAGTACGATATCAGAACCAACTCCAATTTGAGTTCCAGCTGTATAACGCATAATTACTCTGACATTTTGGCTTCCGTCAAGTTCTGCCATATCTAAAACTCGTACCTCGTTATAATCATTTAAGAGGCCAGTCCCAAAAAATAAGTTTGAGCTTCTAGCGGCTACCATTTCGTTTGCCCCCATACCACTTGTTGGGTACAATTTAACTCCGTCAAAGCTTAACTCTCCACCGCTGTAGAAAGTATGTGATTTAGCATCTACACCACTATTTGTAGCAGCAAACCCACCTAAAGCTCTTACATAAGCCTTGAATACGTTTTGTGCGCAATATATGTATAAATCTTCAGCACCGTAAACCCCTGAAGGAATAGCATCTACAACAGCCCCTATTTGAGCAACTACGTTAGCGGAAGTAATATCTGTTGCTGTAACATCTACTACAGAAGAGTCTGCAGCTAATTTAGCTTTGAAGCCCTCAAAATTTCCATCTGTATCAGTTCCACTCCAAATGTTTGACTCTGTAGCAGAAGCAACCTCAGCAGCTACTCTTGAAATTACAAAATCAGAAAATAAAGGTGGCAATTCGTCAAAAGCACTAAAGCCCATTTGAGCAGCTTCCCAGTCCGCGTGGAGATCTTTTTTACAAATGTCAATATTTACTTGCAACTCTTTTGGTGTTAAGACTTTTTCTGTCAAAGTCAAACTTGACGTAGAAGTGTCAAAGTCGCAACTTGCGTTTTTAATTAAATTCGAAAAAGCCCCTACTTTCATAGTAGACTTTAGTTTGATGTTTGGTAAAACTGTAATAGCACCATCATCTATTGTCTTAGCTGTTAATAAACTCGCGGCAATATATTTCCCAGCAAATTCTCCAGCATAAGTACTTGTTATTGATACACTCATTTTTTATTTATTTTTAATTGTTAATTTTTAGTATTCGTTCCATCACTCTGTCGGCTGTGGTTTTACGTCTGTTGTTTGCGAATCTGTAACCGCCAGTATTTTTTGACTCTGCCTCAGGGTTCGCCTTAATAGGTTCTGCCGCTGGTTTGCTGAGTTCTACTTGTACCTCTTCTG